CGCGCTGCACCGCATCTTGACCGGACAACCTTTGACGCCGCGCGAACTGCGCATCGCCGGGTGGATCGTGGTTGCGTGGTTTCTCCATGGACCTGGCGCAATGGCTCGATTGGCTGATCGGCAAATTCCAATGAAGGGCCGCGCATGAAAAAATCGGTCGAGATTGAGAAGCTGTTGCAATGGGCGTACCTCGACGAATTGCCGAAGCGGCAAATCTCCTCCGCCGAAGGAATATGGGACCGCCTCGCGCAGTACGGTTCGCTCGGTGGCGTCAATCCCGATCCGGGCGGCAGCGGCAATGCGCAGCGCTACGCGCAGTTCGGCCTGCCGCACCGGGACGCCGAGTTGATCGAGATCGCGGTCGGCCAGCTCGGCCGCGCCGCCTTCGACTGGCGCCGTTACTTCGATATCGTCGCCGGCGACCTCGCGGCGCTGATCACCATCAACGACGTGCGGGACGGTTTGCGGGTGCCGGCCGAAGATCCAATGCGGGCGTTCGTCGAGCCCGCGCGCGACGGTCGCGGCGTGACCAGTCGAGTCGCCCGGCACGCACCGCGCGACGTCCTGCTGGTCAACAGCGTTAATCTTTCTGCCCTGGTGACGACCCATGCCGTGAAGGGCACCAGGCCCGATTGGCGCACCGAGCAGATGCGCCCGGTGCCGATGCTGGCGGAGCGCTCGAAGCTTGCCATCGTCATCGGCAAGTCCAAGGCCAAAAACCTTTATACAACGGGCTCCTATTGCCCGCTGGTCTGGTCGCCGTCGCCGGTCGAAGTCGCGCTCACGCGTGCCGATTATTTGATGTGGCACCAAGCGCTGATCACCTTGGCGCAAACGCTGACATTGACCGAGCACCAAGTGTTAACGCCGGAGGCGCCAGCGACGCCGTGGATCGATGGCGAACAAAAAAAACGCCTGCATAGGTCGCAACACATTGGCGAGCAAAAGACTTTGCCGCTCGCCCTGGCCCGAAAACGCGCCGGACCCCCGAGCAAAAAACCCAAGAAAGACAAAGGCCGCATCATCAAGGTTGCAGAGGGGCGCTTTCCTTGACATGCTGGTGACGCCTGAAAAAGGATTTGGACCCGCTCGGCGCGACCCGCCGCGGCGGGTTTCGCATTTCGTGGGAAGCTATCTTTGTAGCTCGCGCTCAAGCAGTTGGCGGAAGTGCTGAATGTTGCGCTCATCGCCTTCGTCGACAGCGCGACGCAGTTCGCTGCGGATAGCATATTCCCGCGTGCTCATGCCCAAGCCAGCTGCGCATAAGGCGTAATAGGCCTTCGCGCCTTTCGCTAGAGAGATCGCGCTAAGCTTGTCCCAATCGATGACTGGCATGTTCATCTCCGTTCGCCGGCGCGAAATAATCCCCAATGAGACACACCACTTCGCGTGTCAGCACAATCCCTTCCGGTGCGGGCGACGTAGTGAACAGCTTCGGCCGCCTTATGCCAAGAAAAATCGCGCCGGCGCTTCGTAGGCTGTTGCCCCATCGAGCTATTTTAACGATAGGGCACCTTTCGCTTGGCGGCGCATGACCTTCGTCGTCGAGAGGGTCAAGCATCGCATCCCGCCGACCAAGAAGCCGCCGTCTCGGCCACGACCGATGACGCCGGCGGAAATCGACAGCGATTTGGCCGACATCGCCCAACGGCTCGGCTGGCTGAAACCCTCGAGCCACGATCCCGAGAAATATCACGTCGACAAGTCCGAACTCCTGCGCGATCTCGGCAAGCTGCGCGAGCGGGTGCGCATGGGCGTGCGGGAATAGGGCGTAGCGGCCGCTTTTAGACCGCGGATGTACCGGCTTAAGCGCGCCGCAGCCGGCAGGACGTTTCATGGCGGGTCGACCGACTGATTACACCCCAGCGATCGCCGACGCGATCTGCCTGCGCATCGCCAACGGCGCAAAGTCTGTAAAGACGAGACGATGCCTGACAAGTCCACCGTACTGCGGTGGCTCCTGAGAGACGAGCAATCGGCATTTCGCGACCAGTACGCGCGCGCGCGTGAGGCGCAGGCCGATTGCGACGCCGACGAGATTATCGAGATAGCCGACGACACGACGCGTGACGTCACTACGATCGAGCGCGACGGCAAAGACGTGGAAGTCGTCAACCACGAGCATATTCAGCGCTCACGGCTGCGCGTCGACGCCCGCAAGTGGCGCGCGGCCAAGATGGCGCCCAAGAAATACGGCGATAAGGTCGCCCTCGAACATACCGGCAAAGACGGCAAGGACCTGCCGGTCGGCCAGGTGACAATCATCCAATTGCCCGACAATGGGAGAGGTTGACGGCGGCGGCGCGCCGTCCAAGGTCATCGTCGGACCGCAGCCCGGTCCACAAACCGCTTTTCTGGCGACGCCGGCCGATATTGCGATTTACGGCGGCGCTGCGTTCGGCGGCAAGACGTTCGCGATCTTGCTCGAGCCGCTGCGCTACGTCGCCAACAAAGACTTCGGCGCAGTGATCTTCCGGCGCGTGACGCCGCAGATCACCAATGAAGGCGGCTTGTGGGACGAGAGCAACAAGCTTTACCCGCTGCTCGGGGCCGAACCGAAAGTCGGCGACCTGTCGTGGCGCTTTCCGTCCGGATCGGCGTTGTCATTCGCTCATCTGGAGCACGACAAGACTGCTCAGTCGTGGCAGGGCGCGCAAATCCCGTTCATCGGGTTTGACGAACTCACGCATTTTACCAAGTACCAGTTCTGGTACATGCTGAGCCGCAACCGTTCGACCTGCGGCGTGCGACCTTACATCCGCGCCACATGCAATCCGGACGCCGATAGCTGGGTCGCGGAATTCATTGCCTGGTGGATTGACCCGGATACAGGTTTCCCGATTCCGGAGCGCGCCGGCGTGCTGCGCTGGTTTGTGCGTATCGGCGACAACATCGTTTGGGCTGACCGGCCCGAGGATCTGGCGCATCACACCGATCCGAACGGCGTGCCGATACCGCCGAAGTCGGTCACTTTTATCCCGGCCAAGCTGACCGATAACACCATCGGCACGGCGAAAGACCCCGGTTACATCGCCAACCTCATGGCGCTGCCGACGGTCGAGCGCGAACGCCTCTACGGCGGCAACTGGAAAATCCGTGCCGCGGCTGGGCTCCTGTTCAAGCGCACCTGGTGCAAAGTCGTCGACGCCGTGCCGGTCGGCACAGTATTCGCGCGCGGCTGGGACCTGGCGGCGACGCCCAAGACCGAGACGAACGATCCGGACCGCACCTGCGCCACCAAGATCGGCAAGATGCCGGACGGCCGCTTTATCGTCGCGCATCATCATCGAATGTACGGCTCGCCTGGCGAAGTCGAAACCGCACTCAAGAACACCGCGACCGCCGACGGCAAGTCAGTCCGCATCGGCATCCCCAAGGACCCGGCGCAGGCGGGCAAGTCGCAGGTGGTCAACCTCGCCAAGCTGCTAGTCGGCTACGACGTTCGGTTTGAAGCCGCTTCCGGCGACAAGATCACCCGGTTTGCCCCGTTCTCCGCGCAAGCCGAGGCCGGCAACGTCGACGTGCTGCGCGGGCCATGGAACGACGAATGGTTCACGGCGCTCGAAAGCTTCGGGCCCGACGTCAAGCATGACGACGACGCCGACAGTACCAGCGAAGCGTTCAACACTCTGACCGCGATGCCGGTGGTGACGATCGCCGCACCCTTCGTGACCGGCAAGCCGCGCCAGATACCGGGACAATAAGCATGGGCGAAGATCGCGCTGCCAACGTGAAAACCATCGCGGCGCGGATCGCGGCGCAAGCGGAAGGCCTTTCAGTCCGCGAATTTCTCGACGCGTGCGCCTTGGCATCCGCCACGCTGATCCGGGCGATTTACCGCGGGCCTGGCGTTGCGATTGCCACCGAACGATACAACGAGGCTTTCCACCGCGCGCTCAACAAATAAAGCGCCGTTAGGCGAGCCCCATGGCCATTGACCCCTACAGCGACGGCTCCGGCGGCTGGAAAGCGCCGGTGCTGGAGTACGGACTGAACTTCAAGGACTACGGCTCGTACGGCCTGCGCCAATACAGCGGCTGGGTCCGGGAGGAATTTCTCCCGCAACTGGTTGGCCGCGAAGCCGCGCGCGTCTACCGCGAAATGCTCGACAACTCATCGACCGTTGGGTCGATGATGTTTGCGATCATACAAGCCATGCGCAAGGTCGCGTGGCGCGTCGAGCCGGCGAGCGACAAGGCGCAAGCCAGGGCCGAAGCTGAATTCGCCGACACGTTGCGGCTCGATATGTCGCACACGTGGGATGATTTTATCGCCGAAGCCCTCTCGATGCTGGGGTATGGTTTTTCCGTTCACGAACTCGTCTACAAGAAACGCCTCGGCCTGATACCGCCGCAACCGGATCCGGCGACTGCGCAGGAGGAATTGCCGTCATCGAGGTATTCCGACGGGCGCATCGGCTGGCGGCGGCTGCCGATCCGCGGCCAGGATACCGTCCTTAAGTGGTTTTTCGATCCGAACGGGCAGGTG